TGAAAAAGACCCAAAGTACCAGATACTGAGATCCTTTTGGGTGCGACCTCCCAAGGAAGCGGATCATCGATGGTGTAGATCTCTGTCGCCTCTGTTCTTGCGCTCCACGTGATCTGAAACGCAAAGCCAATTATATTTCCGTTGACTTTAAGTACGGCTCGTGCACCTGTCATGTACTTTGCCTGAGGTCGCAAAGTGAATACAGTGCCTAATTGACCAGCAATGTTTTTGCCGACCTGTGTATCGGTTAGGCCGTCGTTTCTGCCAAAACCTCTGCGTGCCATAACCTACCTCACGTACTGATGCTTGAAGCGTCGGCCAAGAAACTATCTTCATCTAGAAACTGAGCGATAAACTGGAATGTTTGCGTCATATTGGATCGCTTGCTAATACTTGAATTCATAGATGTAATTCTAGCATTTCTCATTCTAGCGACACCAAGCGAATCACCATTTGGCATTTTTTGATATATTTCAATATCAAACGTCACGCCGTCCTGAAAGCTTGCTGGATTTAGAGAGCGATCTGCTCGCCCATCTACACCGTTACCTAGGCCGCTGAGCAAAATGCCCCCAGCCCTATTGTCGCGTAGCGTAGTCCAACCACCAACGCCATTGCCTAAATTTGACACGTTGTTAGGGATACCAAGACCTAAATTTTCTAGTCTACTTTTTAAATCGTCTACGTATCTAACAACCGTAAAAGATCCACTCACATCATAACTAAGCGGCTCAAAAGAATTAGTTTCATAACTACCAAGACTTCTCGCCCTGGCATGCGGTATGGACACGTTGTAACTAAGATCAGTGGCGTAGGCCAATGTCACGCCATTTATTTTGAGCTTGCAATTAGCTCCAGTAACAAAGAATGGTGCGACATTGGCCATGATAAACCATCAAATTAATTAGGTAAGATCTGTAATTGTGTTAGATGGACTTGCAGCGCCTGCAAACGACTCATCGCTGTATAGGATACCTACGAAGTCGTAGGACTCAGTCATAATTCCGCGCTTGTTGAGACCCGAAGATAATCGGGTAAGACGGCAATCGCTAATTTTTACTATCGAATCTACGCTTGACGCGGCGCCATCGGTACCGACTTGTGCTGATTTTTGAAAAATTTCAAGATCAACGGTAGATGTGCTGAGCATTTTTCCTGGATTGAACGCGTCAGTTTGACCGCCACCAAACCTACCTACTCCGTTTCCATCTTTAGCAGAGGCTGGTAAACCCGCATTTCCCTTTGCTGTATATCGAACGATCGTAAAAGATCCGCGCACGTTTACTGCTATTGGTTCGTTGGTGATAACCTCATAACTACCCATCACCTCAACAGGAACCACGGACACATCTACTGAATAAGATACGTCGGTAGCATACGCGAGCGTTTTTCCACCAAACTTCAATTTTGCATTACTACCTGTGACTAAACCTGGTTTCGCCATGTTACATCTCCTGGGACCCTAGAGCCCAAATACGTTAGGGTTGCAGTGCACTATGCGACCGCACCATCTAAATATACTATCACATCTGAGACTAGTGTTTAGCACAAGTATCTACATAGAGAAATCCCCACTAGATTTGAAATCTAGTGGGGATATTTAACTAGCTAAAATAATTAGGCAGTTTGGCTAGCGCGTTGCAGGGTGATATCGTTCAGTACGAAGTCAATACCTTCAACAAGCTTAATTGTCACAGAGATGTAGATCGTGTTACCCTCGATCCTGACGCTTAGGTTTTTAAAGCCCTGCGGAGCATCAGCGGTACTCACCGTCACGCCTTGCGCAAGGAACGTAGCGAGCACGGACTCAGCAGTTCCTTTAACCTCGTTAGCGATAAGCGTGTTTTTAACGCCGATGTAACGAAGTTCCATTGTGTTGCGGAAGTTGTACGCAACAATATCAGCGGCGTATAGCACGTTAGCGCGGTTGTACACCCAGTTGTCGTCGATGCCGTAGGTCGTATTGTCGACTACTACTCGGAAACCACCAGTTCTCGGTGCTTCCAGGAAGGTGACGCCGGACTGAATAGCGTCATCGTACTGCGTATCTGGATCGAAGTCAACCACGATGTCTGCTTCTGGCGTGTTCATGGATTGAGCAGTCTGGCGGATACCAGAGCAGTTCATAAACTTAAAAGTAAGCGGGAGACCGATTGGTGCGCCGCCGCGAGCGCCAGCCATCAAGCAGGATAGTGCCCAGGGCTGGAACCACTTGATAACGCCTTGAGTGTTAGTCTGGCGGATATCTTGGATAACCATTTGGACTCGAGCATCTGCCATGTTGCCGATCTTATCTTTACAGTCGCTGTAAGAAGCCTTGACAGACAAATATCCTTGGCGCTCACTCTTCTTCTTGGTGGTTTTCATCAAGCTCAGGTGGGTCTTAACCGCTTGATGAATGCCGTCGATAGTGTACGTGGAACCAGCATCAGTTAGACCATCAGCGATATCGGCGGTTGCGTTTCGTGAGAAAAGCGGCACGACAGAGTTGACGTGGAACTTCTCAAACTTAGATAGCGCGTTGACGACGTCGGTGGTTAAAGTTGCACCCTTAGAACCGCCGGCTAAGAGCGTCTCCGTTAGAGCTGCTGGCAAACCTTTTGAAGCTGCGTTTACCAGTTCTGCGACGTTGGATTGCTCAAACAGATCTTGAACCTCCATGGCGTCTTTTTTAAGACGTGCCGGTTTTCCACCAGTAGAGCTAAACGCGCCAACAGCTGACACCTGATCAAGAGCATCAAGGCCTAATTGGTTGTAAACTGGACTAGTTACGCTTGCACTCCACCCAGGATACAGAGAGATAGATTCTGCTAATTGCTTAATAGTTACGAAGGCAGCTTTATCAAACGTGTTGGATCCTGTTGAGTCAGTTAGAACAACTTGAGTTGCGGTAACAGCAACCGACGCGGAACTTGCACCACCAGTTGAGTCGCGACCGATCTCAAGGATCACATGACCGCCAACGGTATCTTCTTCAGCGATAAGGTCGCGTTTTTGGTTGATCGTGATGGTGCAGCTAGGCTCGGATGAAGCCGAATAAAGACCAGCAGTCAAACCAAGCTTAGCGAGATCGCCAGGGGTTGAATCTACTAGTTCAAAAGAACGCCCCCATCCTTCTTGATACTGCGAAGGTGCAGCATCCATCTGGAGTTTAACTGCCGAGCCGGCAGCAGAAGCAGTTACGCCAGCAGGTAAAATGGTATTTAGCTCATCCACTAGATCGCCAAGAGTGCCATGATCAAGTGCAGTGGAGCTTAAAGTTATTACTGCAGCAGCGCCGCCATTCGTTCTGATTGAGAACGAAGCGTCGTCGAGCGCCACGCCAAATGCAGCAGGTGCAATACCAGTTTTAGCCGGCGCAGTCTCAGCGGCAGCCAAAACTTTCAAAGAAACCTGATTGCCACCGACGCCCCACTCTCTTGCGCGGGCGGTGCCGTACGAGCCAGCTAGAGCTAAACTAGCACGCGAGGACGCGTTGGTTTTATAAACCCAAACTGTCTGGGCGCCATTTGCAATCGCGCCGTCAGATGCAGGAGCAAACAAAAAGTTAAGAGCATCCACGATTGGGCCAGACCGATATTTGTTGCGGGCTTCAATAAGGCGATCTGCCGTAAAGAAGTTGTCTGCGATATTGGTTTCAGCAGAGCCTGGAGCGCCAGCATCCGCTTCGCCAAAGATTGCAACCAGACCAGCAGGCCCAAGCGGCACGTTACCAGAAAGATCGATAGTTGTTTTTGAGTACGCGCCGGGCTTGTAGATCGTAGCACCGTTGAATGATACGCTGATTGCCATGTGTTAGTCCTTCCTATATTATTGCTAGCTCTTTTAAGTCATTCTTTGCAAAGACTTTGGGTATCCGGACACTCCGCGCAGAACATATCCCATTTTACCTTAGCATTGGGCCTTAAATTGTCTTTATATCAAAGACAACCCCAACTCTGGCAATAAATCTGATATATCTTATACGCGTTAATTTAAGAGTACGCATATAAGATATGTCTAGAGCTAACTAATTTAGTTATATTAAATACTTAGACCAAACTGCTTAGCTGCCCAATTCCATTTTTCTACTGTCTGCTGACCTTCCAGGCCTCTACCTTTGGCGTCAGCTTTTAAAATTTCTTTCATAGATGGATGTAGTTTGGCGTTGGCAAACGTATTGAGCCACCATTCATCAAAAGATACTATCGGCGAAGCCTCGGGGGCGGCCTTTGGCGCCTCTGACCGCATAGACTTTTCGTACTCTTTGATTGATTTCATATCGACTTTTTGTTTATTTTTACTAGACATATAAAACCTCATACTCTTTCTAAGATGAAACCGTCTTCTGGGTTTTCGGGCAAATCTTCTGATATTACACTTGGCAACACTTCTATGTCCATATCAGTGGCTTCGGTAAATGCGTCAGCATCCCACGTATTAAACACAGTACACCGCATCCTTAGCCAGCGCGTCCAGATGTTTTCTGGCATCTTTGACGCGTCTTTTTGCCAATCTGAAGCGCTATAGGTCTGAATCTCTATGCCAAGACTTCTAGCAATAGGCTTGTATTTAAACAGCACATACGAGAGTATGTAGTACATCCAAAGAACTTGATCTGCTGCCTTGCTGCCGTGGATGCCGATGTCTACTAAGACATTCATAGACGCTATCCCAACCTCAGCATCCTCCCCGTCTCCGTAGTAGTCACTTATGGCGGCCTTCGATTCGTCCTCATTCTCGTTCGAGAGATGGATACTAAAACAAGGAACTGTTTGCGGACTAAGAATCCATGCCTGAACCACGCGAATTCTTTCGGTTGTAAACCATGTCCAAATTTTGTCTACGTAGTTTTCGCCATATGATTCTGTGAGCAAAGGATGAGATCTCTGGTATGAGAATATCTCATCAAATGCAGCTTTATCCTGGCGGAGCTGATAGATACCGTACTGCACAAGTCGCTGAACCGCAACCTCTGGCATTACCCACGCCATTTTTTAGCCTCCGCTTGATATTTGTTTATAACTTCGTCGCAGGCCTTATCGATTTCAGATCGTATAGTAGAATTAAGTGTCATAAGCGTGCCAGTCATATCAAGATCTTTCGCTGGCAAAACCCACTGTCTAGACGAATCTTGCTTACTAGACGCTGTACGAAATTCAGGCTTTTCAGCAGAAACAGGCCTCTGCCTTTCGGTTATACTAGCAGATGCTCCAAGTCCAAAAGCAGACGCCATTGTTTCTGCCATGGCTGACGCAGGAGCAGTTTCTGATGCCATTGCATTCAGGCCTGATGCTATATCTCTAGCTTGCGGCGTTGGTTTGGGTTTCGAACTGACGCCGCCGACCGGTATTATTTTATAGCGAC